AACTTCTGCGAGGGCAACGTGGTCAAGTATGTCACCCGCCACCGGCTCAAGGGCGAGGAGGAAGACCTGTATAAAGCTAGGCACTACCTCGACCTGTGCATCCAACTTGAGTATGGAGGTGAAGAGTAGATGGAGGCGAGAGAAACCAGATACCAACCTTGCCCCGACTGTGGCAGCTCCGACGCGGTCACTATTTACCAAGACCACTCCTACTGCTTCAGCTGCCAGACCTATTCAACCCACACTGACCCGAAGGGAAGAAGAATTTTGAAGATGCCTTTTACCGAACTTACCCGCTGGGAAGAGCGTAACATTTCCCCCGCGGTGATGAAATACTTTGACGTGCAGCTGAAGCACGACGGCGAAGTCGAGTTCCCCTACTACGATCAGGACGGGTTGAAGCTGGGGAGCAAGCACCGCACCTCCCTGAAAAGCTTCTACACCTCCGGCAACTTTCAGGAGGCAGCTCTGTTTGGAGCGCACACCCTGAAGAAAGATGCTGTCAAGCGCGACGGCGCGGTCATTATAACCGAAGGCGAATCTGATGCTCTGGCAGCGTTCCAGATGATCAACCGGATAGACCCTGCTTCGGTAAAGCTCACCTCTGACACGATGAACCGTAGGATCGTGGCTGCTCTCTCTATAAAGAGCGGGTGCGCCAGCGCAGAGCGGGACTTCAGGAACAATCTAGAGCTGCTGGAGAGCTTTGAGAAGATATACATTTGCTTTGACTCTGACGAGCACGGGAGAGCAGCTGCCCCTCGCTGCGCCAAACTGTTGTCTCCGGGCAAAGCCTATGTGGTGACGCTGGAGCGCAAGGACGCTTGCGAGTACTCCGAAGCTGGCAAAGCTACTGAGTTCTCCTCCCATATTTTGGAGTCTAAGCCTTACACCCCCTCCGGCATAGCCAACGCCGCTGACAACTTTGACTCCCTCTGGGACGCGCAGAACATCACCTCCATCCCCTTCCCGTGGAGCGGTCTGGAGGAGAAAACCTATGGCGTTCGCAGCCGCGAGATCGTAACTTGGGCGGCTGGAACTGGCGTAGGGAAGAGCAGCATATTGCGCGAGCTGCAACACCACTACCTTAAGGAAACGGAGTGCAACATAGGCATCATAGCTCTGGAGGAAAGCGTGGACCGCACCAAGCGCGGTATCATGGCGGTGGAAGCTAACGACAGGCTGCACCTCAACGAGGTGTTTGAGAAGTACCCTAAGGAGAAGATCAGAGAGCTGTTCGATGCTACTCTAGGCTCTGGGAGGGTGTATCTCTACGATCACTTCGGGAGCATGGAGATACAGGATCTGCTTGCCCGTGTTCGCTACATGGTGGTGGGGCTACAGACTGAGCTGATCTTCATAGACCATCTTAGTATTCTGAGTTCAGGATTACAGATCGTTGACGAGCGGAAGGCGATAGATCGCACAATGACCCTGTTGCGCCAGCTTACTGAGGAAACCGGCTGCACCATCCACTTGGTCACGCACCTGCGCCGCCTGTCCTCTGACAAATCCTTTGAGTCTTCCGACGCTGAGATCAACCTGTCTCACCTCAGAGGATCGCACGGGATCAGTCAGATATCAGACACCGTGATCGCTCTGGAGCGCAACACTCAGGCCGATGACCCGGTGGAGGCCAACACGGTTACTCTTCGCGTTCTCAAGTGTCGCTATACCGGAGATGTGGGCTTGGCAGGCAGGTTGTTTTACGATAAAACCACCGGAAGACTTGAAGATTCCAAGGAGGATTTCTGATGAGAGGACCACAGAGCTTGAGAGGAGAGCGGAGGACGCGCAGAAGGTCGCGCCTCAGACCCCTTAACCACCGTAAGTCGCACGGTCCCAAGTCGTGTCACCGCAACCGTAAGAAGAGAAGGGGGCAGGGTTGAGGTGAAGAGAGATAAGGAACTGGCGCTACACGTTCTTAAAACGAACAGTTTTGGATTGGTAAAGGAAGATATGAAAAAGGAAGAGCAGCTACCATTGGGCGAACAGATTAAGGCGCTGAAGCTTAAGCGCATGAAGCTATACGATCAGTATAACGGCATACTGGCCGGTGTTGCCGCGGGGAACGAGGTGGAGGTGGGGCTACAAATCCATAGACTCAACGAGCGCATCACTAAGTTGCAGGAAGGTTCGCTATAGCATGTTGGCTAAGAAATGCGTTATCGACATAGAGACAGACGGCTTTGACCCCACCAAGATTCACTGCCTCTGGGTCAAGGAGATAGAGGACGGGGTGACGAGTCTGGGAACCATGTACCTTAAGACCTCCCCTGACGGCCTCTCCGACTTCTTCTCTGAATACGAAACGGTGATAGCTCATAACGGTTGCGGATATGATTTCCCTATTTTGCAAAAACTGTGGGGAGTTCAGATCCCGATGCACAAGCAGACCGACACTCTCATCATGTCGCGACTAGCTCGCCCAGACCGTAAGGGCGGTCACAGCTTGAGCGCGTGGGGAGAGAGGCTGCGCTTTGCCAAGAGCGAGTACACTGGTGAGTGGGATGTCTGCACTCAAGAAATGATTGACTACTGTCAAAATGATGTCCTGCTATGTGAAAAGGCGTATCGACACTTGCTCAGCGAAATGGTAGGGTTCAGCGTTCAAGCTGTGCGCGACGAGCATCGTATGCAAGTCCTTGTAAACAAAGTGGAAACTACGGGTTTTGCCTTTGACCTAGAAAAGGGTTACAAGTTTTATTCTAAATTGATAAGCAAGCTAAAAGATATCACGCTCAAGATGCAGGACGTTTTCCCCGACAGCGTTGTTCAGCTAAAGACCAAGACCAAGCTCATACCGTTCAACCCTGCCAGCAGGAAACAAATAGGAGAACGGTTACAGGAGAAGGGTTGGAAGCCTACCAAGTTCACCGAAACCGGCTTGCCAAAAATAGACGAGAACACTTTGAGCGAGTGTAACATCCCCGAAGCTCAGATACTGGCAGAGTATTTCATGCTGCAGAAGAGAGCGGGTCTGCTCGACTCTTGGATACAGAGTTGCGGTAGCGATCTGAGAGTTCACTGCAACTTCCACTCTCTTGGTGCAGTTACAAATCGCATGTCTTCTTCTAGTCCAAATTTGCAACAGATACCTTCAATGCGTAAACCCTTGGGGCATGAGTGTAGAGAACTGTGGGTAGCTGAACACGGCGCTGCTCTTATTGATACAGATGCTAAATCCTTGGAGCTAAGAGTCTTGGCTCACTATATGGACGATGCCAGATATATCAAAGAAGTTCTGGAGGGAGACATCCACGTTACCAACCAGAAGATGGCTGGACTGCCCACCAGAGATGCGGCAAAGGTTTTCATATACGCCCTCCTCTACGGCGCTGGCGATGCCAAACTGGGTACTGTGGTCAGCGGTACCGCAAAGGACGGGGAAGAGCTTAGAGAGCGCTTCTTGTCCAACTTGCCAGCGTTCAGCCGCCTGCGCGAAGCTGTCATCCGTAAAGGTAATTCGCAGAGGTGGCTCAAGGGCATAGACGGGAGAGTGCTGCACGTTAGGCACCCCCACGCCAGCCTCAACACTCTTATACAAGGCTCTAGCGCTATCCTGATGAAGAGCTGGTTTATGCGCACTGATAATAGTTTAGGGACACTGGTAGACGCTAGGATAGTGGCTATGGTGCACGACGAGATGGTCATAGAAGCTGGTCAAAAAGATATTGACAGGGTTGGTCAGTATGTTAAACTAAGCTTACAGTCAGTAAATAAACAATATAATTTACGCTGTAAATTGGATTGTGATATAACCTCTGGAAAGAATTGGAGTGAAATACACTAGGATGGCAACAGCAAGGCGCACCACGACTGATTACTTAGAGGGTACTCTTCAGTACCCCTATATTTTCGACACGCGGGATCGGTATGATCACTATAGCGTGAAAGTTCTTCTCTCAGGAGATGCGATAGTGAAGGCTAGAAAGCTTGGCCTGAAGCTGAAGCAAGATTCTGACAAAGATAACGGAGTACCCTATGTGCAGCTCCGTTCTAACTATAAGCCTGATGTTTTTGACGAGAACGGTGACCCTTACGACGGCACTACTATGATCTCCAACGGATCTACCGGCATCGTCAAGATTACTCAGCGCCCCTACGATAACCAGTACGGCAAAGGCGTAAGCACGTTCTTCACTGCCGTTAAGCTGCTTAGCGTAATCCCCTACCAAGCTGACGGCGAAGACCGGCAATCTTCTGAGTTTTAGAGCAGAAGATGCCAGCTCCTGCATACGGGCATTGGGACATATCCTGCGTCGGCAGGTTTGATCCTGATGCCCACCTTGGCTTTGTCTATCAGATCACTAATCACGACAGTGGTAAAAAGTACATCGGCTGTAAACACCTTTGGAAATTCAGCAAAGGTAAAAGGAGCAGAGCAAGTGAATGGAGATACTACTGCAGCAGCTCCAAGTATTTGATACCTGATATTAAAGAGTTAGGTAAGAAGAAGTTCAAATTTGAAATACTTATGCTTTGCAACAACAAGAGAAACCTGTATTACAATGAAATGAAATTGCAGGTGGAGTTGGGAGTACTTGAGAGCGAAGACTACTATAATGCAAACATAGGTGGGCTAAGATTTTACCGCCCTGTCAAGAGCTACCTCTCTGAGGAACTGAGAAAAAAGCTCCGGGGCGTTAACAACAGCAAGTACCACGGTCCTTTCCTGATAACCTATCACGGGGGGCATCAGGAGTGGGTAGACGGGGTGACCGTCAGGCAGTGGTGCAAGGATAACGGGTTTAACCACCAGAGATTGTACGAATTACGAAACGGGAAACGCGATATTTACAAGGGCATAGTAGCAATGGAGTACACAGATGAAGCAGATCGACACCTTAGTTAGAGACGTTTACGAACTTTTAGAGAAGGGGAGTAAAAACCCCAGCCAAGAATATTTGTTTGGGATGGGCAGCGCCATCGTTGAAGCGGTGCGTAGACAGCTCTGGATGAGCACCAGTGACCGTAAGTCATCTCTCCGTATGTCCAACCTAGGTAAGCCGTGCACTCGCGCTCTCTGGTACGATATTAAAGGGACGCACGAGGCTGAACCTCTTTCTCCTCAGACTAAACTCAAGTTTATGGTAGGAGATGTGGTGGAAGCCGTAATCCTCTACTTGGTCAAGGAGGCGGGACATACCGTAGAAGATCAGCAGAAAGAAGTTCAGATCGACGGTATTAAAGGTCACATAGATGCTCGCATAGACGGCGTACTTACGGACGTTAAGAGCAGTAGCAGCTATGGGATGAAGAAGTTCAAGAACGGTACGCTGCCCGACGATGACCCGTTTGGGTATATCTCCCAGATCAGCGGCTATGCTAATGCAATGGGCGATGATAGAGGTACGTTCCTAGCCTTCGATAAGAGCAACGGAGAGCTGGCTACTTATACCCACACTGATCTGGAGGATACTCAGAAGCGTATACGAGTTGTGCGCATGGCTCTTGGTCACGATGTTCCCCCAGAGCGTCCCTTTGAGTCGGTTCTTGACCGCGCCTCCAAGAGGCAAAAGCTTGCTCTCAACTGTTCTTACTGCTCTCACAAGAAAGAGTGCTGGAAGACTGAAGACGTGAATCTGGAGTTCAAAAGTGGTCGCCCGGTGTGGTTCTTAGGCAGACAGAAGAAGAGCAGGGTAACTGCTAAAGATGCTTTCTGATCAAATACTCAGTGACATAGCAGACGCATATTCTCCAGAGCAGATACTGGAAATTCTGGAGCTGGAACCGCTTGAACTTCTGCAATCATTTAGAGAACGAGTACAGGAAAACTTGACCAAATTTGAAATAAGGCCAGTGGATTGTGATGCTTTACACCTCTAACGAAAACCCGATGTTCCGCTCTAAGTTTTCCGAAGACATCTTCAAGCAAAAGTATGCGCACGAGGACTGTCAAACTTGGGCAGATCTGGCTCGCACCTTGGTCAAGGATGTGTGCGGAGATTACTTCAGCAAGGACGAGATTAACGAGCTTACCCAGCTTGTCACTGAGCTGAAGTTTATCCCCGGCGGGAGGTATCTCTACTACGCTGGCAGACCTAACAAGTTTTTCAACAACTGCTACCTGCTCAAGGCAGAGGAAGATTCTCGCGAGGATTGGGCTAACCTGTCTTGGAAGACAGAGAGCTGCCTGATGACCGGCGGCGGCATCGGAGTAGACTATTCTGTCTACAGACCTTCCGGCTCTGGCCTGAAGAAGACGGGCGGTATTGCCAGTGGTCCTATACCCAAGATGCAGATGATTAACGAAATAGGTCGCAGGGTGATGCAGGGCGGTTCAAGACGATCCGCGATCTACGCCAGCCTCAACTGGGAGCACCGCGATGCGGAAACCTTCCTGCACTCCAAGAACTGGCACGACATGCCTGTGGGTAGCAGCGGTCTTAGCTTGGCTCAGGTTAAGGAACAGGACTTTAACTTCCCCGCTCCTTTGGACATGACCAATATCAGTCTTAACTACGACACCGATTGGGTCAACTCGTACTGGCAGAGCGGTAGCGTTGGCGACGTCTTTCGCGAGAACGTGAAGCAAGCTCTTTCCACAGCTGAGCCGGGATTCAGCTTTAACTTTTTTGACAAGGAAGATGAAACTCTTCGTAACGCTTGTACCGAAGTCACCAGTGCAGATGATTCTGATGTCTGTAACCTAGGTTCTATCAATCTTGGCAGGATAGAAACTCTGTCTGAGTTCAGCGATGTCTGTGAACTTGCCACTAAGTTTCTCATCTGTGGCACTCTGAAAGCTAAACTGCCGTATGAAAAGATAAACAAGGTGCGAGAGAAAAATCGCAGGTTAGGTCTGGGCTTGATGGGGGTTCACGAGTGGCTCATTAAGAGAGGATATAAGTATGCTGTTTCCCCAGAGCTTCACCAGTGGCTTTCTACATATAGAGGAATTAGCGATACTAATAGTCGTGATTTTGCTAGCGAGCTTAGTATTTCTAAGCCTGTGGCTAGTCGAGCAATTGCCCCCACTGGTTCAATCGGCATACTCGCTGGTACTAGCACTGGGGTTGAACCTATATTTGCTGTATCCTATCGTCGCAGGTATCTTAAGGGGCAGAGTAGGTGGCACTATCAGTATGTGGTAGACAGCGCGGCGCAGGAAATTATAGACTTGTACGGGACCAACCCGGAGAAGATAGAATCAGCCATAGATTTGGCTGAGAACTACGAGCGGCGCATAGCCTTTCAAGCCGACGTGCAGGACTACGTCGATATGGCTATATCGTCTACCATCAACCTACCAGCATGGGGGTCTAAACTGAACAATGAAGACACTGTTGACAATTTTGCTAATACTCTCGCCTCTTACGCTCACCGCTTGCGAGGCTTTACCGTATATCCTAATGGCTGTCGGGGGGGTCAACCTCTGACCACAGTTCCCTACGCTGAAGCTGTGGACAAGCTGGGGGAAGAGTTTGAAGAAGGAGTAGAGGTGCATGACATCTGCAACATCGTGCAACGAGGAGGCTCGTGCGGAGTCTGAGAATAAAATTCTACAGCGGAACGTGAAAGATCTGCAAGCGCAGCTACAGAAAGCTTTCATACGAATCAGCGAACTAGTGGAAGAAAGAGATGACGCACGTAACATTGACCGATAGCGCCAACACCCACCTATCCAACATTGTCAAGGAACAGAACGCTCAGGGAGTAATGCTGGGAGTGAAGGGAGGGGGCTGCTCCGGGTTTACCTACGAATGGTCCGTCTTGGAGGAAATACCAGATCGCTTCAACCCGGAAGATAAGCTGGCTCTCAAGCATGGGCAGCTCTGTATTCAGCCTGAAGCTATTATGTTTATTCTGAATACAGTGATCGACTTTACCA